TTATGGATATGAAAACACATTTAAACAGTTTTTAAAAGAATTTTCTGAAAGTAATGGATTAGTTATATTAATAAGTTCCTCCGGTAATTCTAAAAATATAACAAATTGTGCTGAATATTGTATCGACACAGGATTAAAATTTATTACATTAAGTGGCTATAAAAGTGATAATAAATTAAGAAGTTATTCCAATAGAGCAGAATTAGATTTCTGGATAGATAGTAATGATAGTGGAATAATAGAATGTATCCATGAAATAATTTTACACTCAATTATATGAAAAAACTTATTTATTGTTTTGATTTGGACGGTACTCTCTGTACAAATACAGATGGATCTTATGAATTGGCTAAACCATATCTTGATAGAATACGAATCGTTAATGATTTGTATGATAAGGGGCATTCTATAATAATAGATACCGCACGAGGAAGTACAACAAATATAGACTGGACAGAATTTACAAAGAATCAACTTCACAGGTGGGGGTTAAAATTTCATAAGGTTCGCGCGGGCGTTAAATTTAAGGCGGATTTGTATATTGACGATAAAGGAATGGGTGTAGAAGATTTTTTTAAGAGTATTATAAAATGAATCCGACTTGGAAAGATGTAATGAAATTCGACTTGAATGAATCTCCTATAATTTTTGATGTAGGTGGTTATAAAGGTGATTGGACAGAAATAGCCTTAAATTCTTATAAGAATGCAAAAGTTTTTGTATTTGAACCAGTGGAAAAATTTTATAATGAAATAAAAGAAAGATATAAAAACAATCCAAATATAAAAGTATATAATTTTGGTCTTTCTGATAAAAATAGAAAAGAAACTATTTATTTGGATGAAGATTCAAGTTCTGTATTTTTAAAAACAGAAAAAACTGAAGAAATAAATTTAAAAAATATTGTTGAATTTTTGTTTGAAGAAAAAATATTTAATGTAGATTTGATAAAAATTAATATTGAAGGTGAAGAATATAGATTATTAGAATCACTAACAACGACCCCAGAACTTTTAATATTTAAAAATTTATTAGTACAATTTCATAAATCGGTTGATGATGCTTATGAAAGAAGAAATCAAATAAGAAAAAAAATATCTAATTTTTACAATGAAGTATTTAATTATGAAATGGTTTTTGAGGGTTGGTCTGTTAAAGCAAATAAAAAAATAAATTGTATAGGTGATAGTCACATAAGTATTTTTAGCAATATGGATGGGTTAGTTGACGAAAAGAAAATATTATATACAAATGACTTTAGCATCTATAGAGCAGGTCCTTATTTAGTTTATAATTTATTGGACAAAAATAATATACCAGAAATAATACAAAAATTTGGGTCAATAACTCCCTTAATAATATGTTTTGGTGAAATTGATTGTAGAGCACAAATACACAGATTTGTAGAAAATTCTAATTATAAAGAAGTCATAGATAATGTGATTGAACGATACTTTAATTTCTTAGAAACAATACCTTTAACACCAAATAAGATAATACTATTTTCCATAACACCAGAATTAAAAGAAACCCCACACTGGTATTATTATGGACTTTATCCTGATGCATTTGATTGTCCAAAGGGATCTTATGATGATAGAAAAAAATACAAAGAGTATTTTAATTTAAAGGTAAAAGAAAACGCAGAAAAAAAAGGTTATAAGTTTATATCAATTTATGAACATATAACAAGAAATGATAAACCAAATGAAATTTATTATCTAGATGATATTCATTTAGATGCAAAAAAAGTTAATTATTTAATTAAATACGAATTATTAAAAAACAAAATTTAATATGAAAAATATTTTAGTAACGGGTGGTTCTGGTTTATTGGGCAAATCTTTAAAAAATAAAGAACCAAATTTTATATACTTATCTTCTAAAGATGTCAACCTTACAGATTATACCCAAACTAAACAAGTATTAGGAATACATAATCCCCATACTATAATTCATTTGGCTGGTAAAGTTGGTGGTATAAAAGACAACTCTGAAAATCCATATGATTTTATTTACGCAAATAATACCATAAACACTAATGTAATAGATTATTGTGTTAAAAGAAAAATTAAATTAATATTTGCATCAAGTACTTGTGTTTATCCTAAAAATGCAAAATCGTATCCATTAACAGAGGATATGGTGAATGATGGTGAACCAGAATCAACAAATGATGCATATGCATATGCAAAGAGATTTGCTAGAAATACATTAGTTTCTGCGAATAAGCAGTATGGATTAAACTATACTGTTTTATATTTTTGCAATCTTTATGGTGAACATGATGAATTTTTTAACGATAAGAAAAGTCATTTAGTTACTTCTTTAATACAAAAATTTCATAATGCAAAGATCAATAATCTAAACAAGGTTGTTTTATGGGGAACAGGTAAACCACTTAGACAATTTATGCACTCAGATGATGCAGCAGAAATAATTAAAATAGTTTTGAACAACAATATTACTGGTGAATACAATGTAGCGATAGAAGACAATTTAACTGTAAAAGAAATAGCAGAAATTGTAAAAGATGTTATCGGTTTTAATGGTGATATAGAGTTTAATGGAAATTTGGATGGTGTATATAGGAAAGATGCATCATCTAAAAGATTGCTAGATACTATTGGTGGTTACAACTTTATACGCTTGAAAGAGGGTATAGATAAAACATATAAAGCATTCTTGGAGAAACACTATGTGGAAATTGATGCATGATGAAGCAATATCTAAAGAAGATAGAGAACTAGTTTCAGAATTTGTTTTAAATTCTCCAAAACTAACATACGGACCAAAGATAAAAGAATTTGAAAAGAAATGGTCTGAATGGTTGGGGGTGAAGTATAGTGTGTTTGTCAATTCTGGTTCATCTGCAAATCTTCTTATTGTTCAAGCAGCACATGATTTGTATGGTCATGGTAATTGGGGAGCACAGAGTTGCACATGGGCAACAAATGTTGCACCTATAATGCAATTACAAAAAAATACTGGATTGTTTCTAACAGATGTTGATTTAAAAACATTAGGTCCAAGTTTGACAGATTTAGAATTACTATTCCAAAAACAAAATATAAAGTATTTCTTCTTAACCCATGTTTTAGGATTACCATCAACAACGCCCAAACTATTAGAACTATGTCAAAAATATAATGTTAAATTATTTGAGGATTGTTGTGAATCACATGGATCAACTATACAGAATCAAAAAGTAGGAACTTTTGGTTTGGCTTCCTCTTTCTCTTTCTTCTATGGTCATCATATTACAACAATAGAAGGTGGAATGATATGTACAAATGATGATGAATTTTATAATAGACTGATATTACTTCGTTCACACGGTCTTCTAAGAGAATTACCAGAGGAAGAAAGGGTTAAAAATATAATTCCTGATATTGATCAAAGATTTACTTTCTTATGCCCTGGGTATAATGTAAGAAATACAGATGTTCATGCAGTTCTTGGTTTAAGTCAGATGAAAAGATTACCACTAACTGTAGAAGCAAGAAATAGAAACTTCAAAGTATTCGTTGAAAATTTAGATCCTCAAAAGTACCACACAGATTTTGAAACTGATGGTGTTAGTTTATTTGCTTTTCCAGTAATAGCAAAAGGCGTATCTTTAAAGAGAGTGTCGAAAGTTCTTGATTCATTTGGCGTAGAATATAGACCATTGATTGCAGGAAACCTAATGAGACATCCGATGATGAATTCTATTAATACTTTTAGAAAATTTAAAAATGCTGATTTTATTCATGACAATTCTTACTATGTTGGTAATAATGAATGGGTTACAGAAGAACAAGTAAAAGAATTAACTAAAGTATTAAACGAGGCATAATATGAAGAAAGCATTGATAATCGGGGCTAATGGTCAAGACGCATCATATCTGGCAGAATTGCTTTTACAAAAAGGATATTCTGTATATGGAACTGTAAGAAGAAATTCTGTACCAGAATCACAAACTACAAGAATAGAGCATATTCTACCAGATATTACACTTAAATATATGGACCTTACCGATACTATAAGTGTAGATTCTGTAATTAAAGAAGTTCAAGCAGATGAAATTTACCACCTAGCAGCACAATCACATGTCCAAATTTCATTTGAGTTACCAAAATATACTTTAGATGTTAATTCTGGAGGCACATTAGCAGTTCTTGAAGCCGCAAGAAGATTCTCACCACATTCTAAGATATATCATGCTGCAACTTCTGAGATGTTTGGTAATTCTTGTGATGCTGATGGTTATCAGAGAGAAACAACTCCAATGATTCCAGTAAGCCCATATGGTTGTTCTAAACTATACGCTCATACACTATGTAATAACTACAGAAATGCATATGGTATGTTTATTTGTTCTGGTATTCTATTTAATCACGAATCACCCAGAAGAGGAATAAATTTTGTTACTAATAAGGTTGCTCTAGAAGCGGTAAAGATAAAGAAAAAATTATCTAATGTATTAAAGATGGGCAATTTAGACGCAAAAAGAGATTGGGGTCATGCAAAGGATTATGTTGAAGGAATGTGGTTGATGTTGCAACAAAATAAACCAAATGATTTTGTTCTTGCTACAGGTGAAACTAGATCTGTTAGAGAAATGACTCAATATGTTTTTAGAAAATTAAATATGAACTATGAATATTTTGTTCAAACTGATAGTAAATATTTAAGACCAGAAGAATTGAATTATTTAAAGGGTGATTCTACTAAAGCAAGAAACATTTTAAATTGGAAACCAAAATATAATTTTGAAGAACTAATGGATGAAATGGTTGAGCATTGGGAAAGAGAGTTTAGTAAATGAACATATTGGTAACTGGTGGTTGTGGATTTATTGGTTCTAATATTGTTGATAGACTTTCTGTATCACAAAATTATAATATTACAGTTATTGATAATTTATCATCAGATGCCCATGATAAATTTTATTATAATAAAAATGCTATTTATTATAAAGATGATATTAATAATAAACATATAGTAAATGGTATATTTGAAAGACACAGACCAGATTATGTTTTTCATTTAGCAGCAGAGGCAAGAATACAAAATTGTATAAATGAACCAACAAAAGCATTTAATACAAATACTGTTGGAACTCAAAACATATTAGAAGCATGTAGATTATTTAATGTAAAAAGAGTAATGTTTTCAAGCACATCAGCAATATATGGGCTGAATGATACATTACCACAAAAAGAAACATTAAGTCCCAGTTGTTTAAACATGTATTCATATTCAAAGTTATTTTCAGAAGGATTATTTAAATTATATTCTGAAATGTATAATATAGATAGTGTTTGTTTTAGATACTTTAATGTTTACGGACCAAGACAACCAGTTAGAGGATCGTATGCACCAGTAATTGGTGTATTTTCCAGACAAAAGAAAAATGGAGATCCTATGACAGTTGTAGGTGATGGTTTACAGACGAGAGATTATATTCATGTTTCTGATATTATAGATGCAAATATAGCAGCAATGAATTGTGAACATAAATTAAATGCAAATATTATAAATATTGGAACTGGTAAATCTTTTTCAGTTTTAGATATTGCAAAGATGATGGGTGGAGCATATACTCATGTTGAAGCCAGATTAGGTGAAGCAAGAAATACTCTTGCAGATATAATAAAGGCTAAAGAACTATTGAATTGGGAACCAAAATATAGTTTAGAAAAATACATGGAGAAAAAGGAATATGATAATTGAAAACAGTGAATTGAATCTTCAGCAAGAAATCGAAAAGAGAGTTCTAAAAACTGGAGATTCTTATATTGATGCAATTCTTTTTGTTTGCGAAAATTATTCTCTAGATCCAGAATATATCGCAAAACATCTACCAAAGCCAATTGTAGAAAAATTAAGAGAAGAAGGTGAGTCATTAAATTTACTCCCAAAATCTTCTCGTTTACCAATCTAAATGCTAGATTCTATCTTTTACAATGTTGGGTTGTTTGTTACTTCAATCAGTGTTACTTGTTTATTTTTTTATATTTGTATTGTTATAAAAGAATACATTAAAGCAGTAATAGAAAACCATAAAGACACCTAAATACTATTGACTACTCCAGTATCTGTAGTATACTACTGGTGTAAGTCGTACATGTCGTACACTTAAAACATACAAAAGGAGATATCGTATATGTCGTTCAAGGATCTAAAGAAGCGTTCTCAGGAAAACATTTCGCGTCTGACTGAAGAACTAGAGAAGATGAATAAGGGCGCAGAGTCTTACAAGGATGATCGTTTCTGGAAGCCTACGCTTGATCAAGCAAGCAATGGTTTCGCTGTCATCCGTTTCCTTCCCCCTGTTGAGGGTGAGGATGTTCCGTGGGTTCGTGTGTTCTCGCACGGTTTCCAAGGCAAGGGTGGTTGGTTCATTGAGAACTGCCCGACCACTATCGGTGGCAAGTGCCCTGTTTGTGAAGCAAACAGTGAACTCTGGAACTCCGGTGTTGAGGATGACAAGACTGTAGCACGCGAGCGTAAGCGTAAGTTGTCTTACATTGCCAACATCATGGTTGTTTCAGATCCAAAGAATCCTTCAAACGACGGAAAGGTGTTCCTTTTCAAGTTTGGTAAGAAGATCTTTGACAAGATCATGGAGAAGTTGCAGCCTGAGTTTGCTGATGAGACTCCAATCAATGTCTTTGAGTTCTGGAAGGGTGCAGACTTCAAGTTGAAGATTCGTAAGGTTGCTGGTTATGTCAACTACGACAAGAGCGAGTTCGATGATGCTACTCCGCTTCTTGGTGGTGATGATAAGCAACTGGAAGGTGTCTGGGCTAAGCAGCACAAGTTGCAGGAGTTCCTCAAGGCAGATAACTTCAAGTCTTATGATGAACTGTCCAAGAAGTTGGATAGTGTCCTCAAGTCTGCTCCAGAGGGTAAGCGTAAGGCTGAGGAGATGTCAGATGATGACTTCGAACCAGAGACTGAACTGAAGTATTCGACTCCCAAGACTGCAAAGCCAGCAAAGATGGCTGAGAAGAAGATTGAAGAGGATGTCGAGGAAGAGGATGCAATGTCCTACTTCGAGAAGCTTACTAGTGATGACGAGTGAGTTAATGTGAAGATGGTGTGTGGAAAGAGCCAGAGAAATCTGGCTCTTTTCTTTTATAACAATGCTGCCTTGTAAGTATCCATGTATACTTTTTGTAGTACTGTTTCTGTATTGTTAGCAATCAATCCTGCTGAATTGAAACTTGCATTTGTTTCTGGGATATTTCCTGCACCCATTCCGCCCATAAAATTGTTTACAATTGTCTGACCACCCTGTGTATTGAGTGGTGATATCTTTGTCATATCATAATAAGATTGTATTGTATTCTTTAATGCGTCGTTTATGATTGCAGATTGTCTATAAGTTGAATCAATATCAGTATTTGCATTTTGTTTAATGGTATCATATAAATTTTTACCAATTGTTTCTGTTACTGTATTGGGTTTGGTTGATACAACTGCTTCTGAAGTATAGTTCTCACCTGCAATGATTCTGGAACCACGCCTTGTTCCTTCAATGATTCCTTCGTTTGCAAAGTTGCGATTTCCGTATTTGAATGGTGAATCCATATCATACTTCTCTCGTTTTGCATCAAGAATACTTTTGTTTTTTTCTCTTTTTAATTTTAAATCTCTAACATTTGCATCTATTATTTCTGATGTTAATGCCTTTATACT